GAGACCTGACCTTGTAACTGTGAATATAAACTCTTTCTTTTAATTATATTCTCCTTGTTCTTTAAATCTGTTTCAGCTAATAAGGCTATATCATCTATAACTCCCATTTGCATCAACTCTTTTAATTCTGCTATATATGCCCATCTATTGACAGGTAGCGTAGAACCAGAAACTATTCTTACATCAAACTTAGCAGCAGAATAATCATTAAACTTTCCAATCGCCTCTCCCAAGTCATTGTAAATAGGAACATTTATTTCTACATCTTTCTGGTCCTGTATTGCATTTGGCTGAACGATTCTAAATACTTTATGTGCAGTATAGATAGCTTGAGAGTATTGTTTAACTACTCTACCAAGCTGTCGTAATGCTGGTTCTAATGAATTGTTTAACCATTGCTTAATCCTTCTTGTCCCATATTCATCGAGTGCAAGCATTCCCCTGAATGTTTCATGCTGTTGTTGCGTATCGCCCTGCATGGATGAGTATATGCCAGCCAGGTACTCCATGTCACCTTTTCCTTCTTGTACAATTGTAAAGAATGCATTTGATAATGGAGCTGGCTGAACAGGGGTAGGAGGAGCTGCGCCAGGTCTAATAGGCAACAATGCTCCAGGGGAGCTTGCATATTTCTCCCAATAATCTGTATCAACACTTCCTTCTTCGTACATCCATCTCAATGAGGACCCTAAAGAAGCATTGTGCACCATAATTTGATGAGATTTATTTATCTCTCTTTGCTTTCCTATTAAAGGAGATACTGCACTTACTGGATAAGGAGTTCCTGTCCATTTGTAATGAAATGGAACTATTGGATACTCTGTAATAGATTGAGGTAATACTTTCTCTGATAACTTCTTGTCCCCAACTACAGTAATCTGCCTAATCCGTGGAGCATAGAATTTCACACTATCTACCACATAATCAGAGAACTTTTTGTCTTTTATTAATATTTTAAATTCTTTTTCGCTGACTATAGTATTTTCTATCACAGTAGCATCTTCAATCATCTTACTAAACATCTGATTATACATTTCTTCTATCTGACCAGACATTTCTTGTTGAAGATTCTTAAGCTCTAAATCATATCTTTCTTGAATCATAGCTCCAGATTGAAGAGCTTGTTGCATTTGCAACGTAGTTTCTTTTAACTCAACAGCCATTTCTTCTTGTCGCTGTTGTATCTCAGCTTCTACTATTTTTTTAATCTGAGAAATTGTTTTCTTATCAGGAGGCTTTCTATAAAATACATTAATATGAGCTACTCTTACTTTTTCATACAACTCAAAATACTCAATTAATTCATCATTCTCTCCAGTATACCCATTAATGCTTTCTGCTTCGTCTATATCCTTATAAGAGAAATCTTTTTGATATGCATCTGTTGACTTCTCTGTTAAATTAACCTCTGCATTTATATTGCTATTAGCTGCTTTAATTTTAGATGTATACTGAGGGAACATATTTTTTATATGCTCCTTTGGTAGTACTTTTCGTATTAAGATGAATGCTGCATCTTTGAATAAAATATCTCTTGACTTAGGATCAACATATACATCAAATGGTTCTGGTTGCTTTAAAACTACATCCCCCATACCATTATCACTATTCGCATCTACGTCTACCATCATATATCCGATAGACTTTGTAATAGAATCATTTACGCAATTTGCATACATAGAACTACCATCAGATAAGTCCCATATATAATCTGCTATATCAGAAAATACAGCTGCAGTATCTACATCACTCCCTTCAACAGCAATAGCTTGCCATCTAGGATTCTGAGCTGTTGCATAAAAATTAAGCATTTCAACCACAGGCATTATCCTGTTGATTGTAAAAGTAGGCATTCCTTGCTCTTCTAATGCTATTCTTTCTTGTTCAGAAAGTTGATTATCGTTAGAAAAATCAAACCCTTTTTGATTTACATATTCCCATTGATTCCGAGTATAATTTGATACTAGTTCATATATTTGATGAACTCTATCGACATCTTTTATTTTAGGCATTATATCCCTTGCTTGTATTTTGTATTACCAATACGCCATTCACTCTTTCGCCAATGAGTAGCTCCTTTGGGAGCACTTTTATGCCTCTGTCCAACTGGATGAGGTTTTCCAGAGTGTGGTCATATATGATAACCCTTTTTAATAACCACCTCTTCTTCTAACTGGTCTCATAGGTCTTCCTGTTCTTGCAGGTCTTCTAGAGCCTGGTCTAGACATTCCACCCCTCATTGGAGCTCCTGGTCTAGACATTCCACCAGCCATTCTTGGAGAACCCATCGAAGGACCTCTCCTACTTCTTCTGTAATTCCTTGCAGCTCTCATACCTGCTGCTGTATATGGGAATTTTTTACCGCCTACATTTGGCATAATAACTCCTTTTCTATAAAATTTTTCATCTAAATATAATAATATTAATTATACTATGCAACAACCCAATTTTTTGCTTTAGGTGTATGCTTTCTATAATTACCACTTTTATCCTTATTTAATCCCTTCGGTGGATGAGCATATTTGCATGCATATGCTAGTGCATCTATTGTATCATCATGACCCATTCTTGGACCAAATGTAATAATTTCATGATGTAGATCATAGTGTTCTTTCTTTATAAATACACTCCGTATAGCAAATCTTTGAGCCAGTATTTCTTGTATTCTATCTCTTTTACTCATTCTATTACCTGGCTTTTCTGCTGTATATTTTACTGTGAAATCATTTCTTCTTCTCATTTCTGAGACTAAAGATTGGAATACAGGTTTAGACATTGTAGTATCTTCTATGCAAAATAAGTTAGGATGATATATGCTATTATATTGGAACATATAATCTACGATACCTTTTTTATCTTCTCCAGGAATACCGAGTACAGGCAATGAACGCTTGCGAAGATAATCAAGTACGTAAAGGTTATTATGAGCATCGATAGCCACGAAGCAAATAACGCTAAAATCACTATCCCTACGAACAGAATCCGTAGCGGGATCAACGCCTGCGAATACATTAACAGGGATTTGACCTTGTTCTTTAGTTGTAATATATGATATACCAGTTTCTTCCTCATAATTAAAGTTCCCATCCCAATATCTTATATGGTCTCTAGTAAATATAGAATCTTCTGAGCTCTGAACCTCCATCATATATTCTTGATAGAATTTTTGTGGCTGCCCAGAATCAGCATAAAACTTCTTCTTTCTCTCCATTTCCCTTTCTCCGAACCAAGATGGCCAGAGAGGAGTCCCATCAGGCATTATCGCTTTATAAGTAATAACTTTCCAGCTAAAGTCTTCATTATTTGCTTTAGCTTTTTCATGTCCAGCAAGTATGTTGGTAATAAAAGCATCGTAATGAACAGGAGTGCCATTGATCCTAAGGCGACCAGTGCCAGGCTCAAGAGCAGGGAATACAACAGCAGTAACAAGATTAGAAATTTTAGCCCTAGACTCCGGTGTAACGGTATTATTTTCATCCTCAAAGTCGTCAAGGATAATAAGATCGTACCTTTTGTGGAGTTTAGCGCCCCCTCTAATACCTGACAAGTTCGACTTGCTAATGAGTTTACAGCCATTTTGTAGCTCGATATCATCTTCAGTCCACTTCCTTCCTTTTAGATTTCCGAAATAATACAAAAACTTATCATTATATTCCAAGTGATATTTTACATAATCTAAATTTGGCACTGAAATCTTACTAGATGCAGCTACCCACCCATAGAACAAAGGTCCTTCTGCAAATACAAAATCATGCAATATACTACATTTAGTCAATACTGTCTTACCATGACCCCTTGGAAGTATTACAGCTAACTGCTTAGCCTCTAAGTCATTTAATGCATCACATACCTCATAATGAAAGAATGGAGATTCACTACGCATAAAATCATCTGGTAGAAATAATTTACCAAATGCTACTAAATCATTCTTTGCCATTATCAATGCTTCTTCTTCTTTAGAAACATTGTGAAGGTTTATATTAGCCATTTACCATTTCCCCAATGGACATTTAACTGATTTTATTTTTGCTTTAATTTGCATATAGCATCCACACTCTAAGCAACGCTTCCCAAAAGTGAACCTATCGCATTTATTGCACTCATCGTACCTTTTATTGTATAGTTTTTTACTTGCACGACCATTCTTTACTAGATTGACCATGCTAATGTATAAATCTTTAGGATCCAATTACTTAGCTTTATCTCCGTATTTATGTACTTTTACTAAATACTCTTCAGGTAAGCCTCCTCCAAATACAGCAATACCCTTATCTTTAACTTGCTCTAGGCTTCTTCCTCCCATATAATCCTTAACATCTTTATCAAATACCTTTTTAGGTATCTGAAACTCAAGAACTATACTATTTTCATCTAATCCCCATACTTGCTTTCTACCAGAACCACTCAATAAGTTATGTGCATAAGACTCTGCTGCCTTCTTATCAGTAGTAGTATATAATACATCCTTAGCTAACATATCCTCTTTAGGTTTGAAATGAGGTCCTATCCTTTTAGCTCCACTGACAAACTTACCATCCCTCACCATCTTACCAGGATACCACTTATTGACTCCTCTATAAACAGTAACTATCTCCTCTCCTGCATCCTTAGCTTTCTTTAATATCTTTTGACCAGTAGCAAATTGTCCTAAAAAGGGCACTGATGCTAATGCAGACATTCCAGCTTCCCCAAACTCTCCCTCTGCAGCATATAATATAGCATCTGTTATATCAGCCATATTTCCAACTACAGGAAAGAGGCCCATCTTCATTAAAGCATTATGCACATCTGCAGTAGCTTTATCTGACTGTGTAACGCTGTCTCCACTAGTACTCTCAGCTGCAAAAAAGTCATTGTCAGCTGTCCAATCATCTAATAAATTATCTTCTACTTTATTCATTCTCTATCTCTTTAGGCTTGACTGCTTCTAAATGCTCTTCACTAAATCCTTTAAATGCACCTACAGCTACTTGCGTAACAGATACTTTATGCTTATCCTCCAAATCTAATATATCAGATAACTTAAATAACGCTTTAAGCCTTGTATCTGCCTTGTCTGCTCCAAATGCTTCTGTCTTTATGCCACTAAGCACAACCTTTGGATTAATCTCAAGCTCCTCACATACAGGTTCTAAATCTTTCTTCATAGCACTACTTATCCTTTCTGTTCTTATTAATTGTCCAGATTTTTGCTCTGCATACCTAGTATTCTT